TTACCCGGCGTCTGCAAGTGTTGAACTCTCCGCACCTGAAACACGCTCCAAATTGTCCTGTTTAAGTTGCACGATTGTTTGCTTAAGTACACCTATTTCCTCTGCCATCTCTCGGATAGTGGCATCTTTATCTGCTATAATTGCTAATAATTTGTCTTCTATTCCCGTACTTTCTTTTTGTGGCAGGGTAGTTTTATTATTAAAAGTGGCAGTTTGTATGTTAATCATCTCTCCCCTACCAGTCAAAAGCCATTCTGATGATATGTTTTCGCATTTTGCAAAAAGAAGATCGTAGTCAAGTGTATCCCGCGACAGCCACGAGCTTATAGTTGAGGGAGCAACCCCTATTAACTTTGCAAAAACAGAGGGTTTTCCGTCACTGTAATGCTTTATAATAGCCTCTAATCTTTCTTTTTTATTCATTGTTTTTATGTTTTGCGAAATTATTTCGCAGATTGTTTTGCAATTTGCGAAAGATGACTTATATTTGCCACGTGTTCAAAGTGTGAACACCGCCCCAAAGCTACAAAAAAGGCTTGAGGTGACAATGAGAAATATAAAAAGAAGAAAATGAAAGCATTAAAAGTAACCGTTGACTGGGCAGAAATGGATCTGTTTGCTGCCACCCTTAAAGCGTTGAATGATGACGAAAATATTTTCGCCTACCAGATTGATGCGTTGACCGGCATCGTGGTCTGTGAGAACGAATGTGGCCTGGCTTACTGCCGTTCCTGCTTTGATTACCGGGTTACCCCGACAATAGAAGAACTCCGATAGATTTCCGGGGCGGTTAGTTCAGTTGGTAGAACACGCCAAACTCCCGCAAGGGAGAGGCCATGGTCCGCGGTTCGAGTCCGCGACCGCCCGCTACAATAATTTAACTTATCAGCGAATTATGAAAGAGCGAATAGTCGTAGAATACAGCGAGGTGGGTAAAATAGCCGGTTTACTGGGTTGTTCCCGGGAAATGGTTTCCCACTCCCTTGCATTCCGCAAGAACAGTAAGTTGGCCCGTTCCATCCGCAAGCTCGCCATCGAGCGTGGTGGAACCAAGGTAGGTGGTAACCCTCAAAAGAAGGAAAGCGATGAAAAGTGAGTTGATGTCATTGTTCGGTGACCAGCTGCGCTGGTTTATGCGGCTGAACTATAAGCAACGCCTTTGCGTGCTTTACTTCTGTCTGAGTTTCGGGATCCTGCTTTCCGTGGTCTTTGACCACCCGTTATTGGAGCTTCTCGTTGTGTTGAACTTCGGGGCTTCGGCGCGGTTGTTGAAGAGGCATGTCCCTTTGAATGATTTGGAGGACTGATAATCGAACAGGGAGATGGAATACTTTGATAATATATTGTGTGCAACCCATGAGGAACTTACTTCTGGCGATGATCCTATCATACGATCCGATACTTTACGCCAGAATGTACACCGTGGTAATATCCAAAGTGTCAACCGTGGTGGCGGCGAGGGTAATGTCGCCCTATATTCCTATTCCTCCCTTCCCGAGAAATACAAGAAACGTTGGGTTGAGCGTCATGGCGAACCCGAACAGCAAATGAGACAGGAAATGATCCGTAACATAGTGAAGAAAGACGGGAAGGCCGAGAGCTTTTTCGAGGATTACCGCTACTACAAGAACGGTGAGATGGTCGCGCTTCCCGTGGACGTGAAGAAGGAATACACCTGGAATGCCTCGGTACTGAACGCGCTGATGGAAGAGTTCAAACGCTTGAGCTCGTCCAATAACAAGCTGACCGGCTTCCGCCGTAACCTTTGGGAGCTTCTGCTTGTCACGAGTGAGGAGTGGCGTCCGGTGTACGGGCACAGCCTCCCGGGCAGTGTGGGCCGGTTGAAAGCCCTGATAAACAAGTTCCGTCCCGACAACTACGGTGTGCTTGTGAGCGGTAAATACGGCAACAGCAACACGCTGAAGATCGAGGAGGACGGCGGGCGTTACCTTGTTGCATTGAAACGCAGCCGCGTTCCGGTTTATACTGATATGGAGATCTTCGAGGAGTACAACCGTGTCGCTCCGGAACGTGGCTGGAAGCCCCTGAAGAGTCCCCGCAGCCTCCGCGAATGGTTCAACAGCCCGCGTGTCGAACCTCTGTGGTACGATGCCGTTTATGGGGAAATGAAGGCACACCAGCGTTATGACCGCAAGCACCGGACCATCCTTCCGGGCCGTCGTGACAGCCTCTGGTATGGCGACGGCACGAAGCTGAACCTCTACTACCGTGATGAGAACGGAAACAAGTGTACTACAAGCGTGTACGAGGTGGTGGACGCCTACAGCGAGGTGCTTCTTGGCTATTACATCAGCGACAACGAGGACTATATCGCCCAGTACCATGCTTTCCGCATGGCTATCCAGACGAGCCGGCACAAACCCTACGAGATCGTGTGCGACAACCAGGGCGGCCACAAGAAGAACGCGGCGCTGGGGCTTTTCTCGAAGATCAGCCGCATCCACCGCCCGACAGCCCCGTATAACGGCGAGTCCAAGACGATCGAGAACATCTTTTACCGCTTCCAGAGCCAGGTGTTGAAGAAACTTTTCGGTTTCACCGGGCAGAATGTTACGGCAAAGAGAGATACAAGCCGTCCGAACCTGGAATTCATCAACGCGAATATCGACTCCCTTCCCACATTGGAGGAACTGAAGGAACAGTATGCCGCCGCCCGTGAGCAGTGGAACTCGATGAAACACCCGGCCACCGGCATCCCCCGTATCGAGATGTACAATACCAGCGTGAACGAGGCCACCGATCCGGTCAGCGTTCCCGATATGGTGGAGATGTTCTGGTACACGACCGATAAACCGTCGCTGTTCACCGCCAGCGGTATCGAGATCACGGTACAGGGAAAGAAATACCCTTACGAGGTTTTCTCCGCTCCCGGTGAGCCTGACCTGGAATGGCGCCGGCGTAATACCTACAGGAAGTTCTATGTCCAGTACGATCCCTATGACATGAGCAGCGTGCGGTTGCTTTACAAGGACAAGGGCGGAGCGATGCGTTTCGAGTGTGTGGCCTCGTTCCCGCTGATGATCCACCGTGCCCAGCAGGAGCAGACGGAAGCCGAAAAACGTTTCATCCGCGCCCAGCAGGAGGCCGTCGTCAATGAGCGTATAAACCGTCAGGTCGTCGCCAAGGACATCGAGTATGAGCATGGTGTCGCACCGGAACAGAACGGTTTGCGCACCCCTGACCTGAAAGGTCTCGGAAAGGAGGCGCAACGCCAGATTGACCGTCGCACGAGAAAATACGGCCAGCCGGCCCGTCCTTCCATCGGCCGTGACATGAAGGTCATCAGCAACGTGACATGGGACAGCTTCGAGAAGAAGGAAGTGAGCATCCGCAAGGTGGTCGGGAAATTATAAGTGACAGATTTATAACAAGATAAAAATTATTGATTATGGAAATTACAATGAAAGAGAAGAACGCCGTCAGCGAGCGCCTCCGCGCTTACGTGGCGAAGTACCCGAGCCAGACGAAGGCCGCGGGCAGCCTGAAGGGTGTCAGCGTGGGTACGGTGAGCAACATCCTGAACGGCCGTTACGAGAACATCAGTGACGAGATGTTCCGCAATGTCGCCTCGCAGGTGGGCGGCATGGACACCACGGGCTGGCAGATCGTGGAGACGGGTGCCTACCAGGAGATCACGGGCGTGCTTTCCGACGCGCAGCGCTGGCGCAACGTCACCTGGGTGACCGGCGAGGCCGGCTGCGGCAAGAGCACCACCGCCCGTGTTTACCTTCAGGAGCACAGGGAGGTTTTCTACATCCTCTGCTCGGAGGACATGAAGAAGGGCGACTTTGTCCGCGAGATCGCCCGTACGGTCGGAATCCGGACCGAAGGGTATAATATCCGTGAGGTGTGGGGACTTATATTGGATGACATCATCCAGATGGACGCGCCCCTGCTGGTGTTCGACGAGGCGGACAAGCTGACCGAACCGGTGTTCCACTACTTCATCAGCCTGTACAACAAGCTGGAGGAGAAATGCGGTGTCGTGTTCTTGAGTACCGACTACATCGCCAAGCGCATCAGCAACGGCCTGCGGTACCAGAAGCCCGGCTACAAGGAGTTCTACAGCCGTATCGGACGGAAATTTTATGAGCTGGAGCCTACGGACGTGAACGACGTGTTCGCGATCTGTTCCGCCAACGGTGTGACTGACAAGAAAGATATCGACAGCGTGATAAAGGAGGCCTCGACATGTGACTTTGATTTGCGGCGTGTGAGGAAGTCCATTCACAAGGTGAAACGCATGACGGGGGAATGACCCCCGTTCAAATACCGTTCAAACGTAATTTTAAGGATATGGAAAACAAATTTGAATACTTAAAGATCGACGGTCGCGAGCAGCTTCCTGCTCCC